GAATGAGCGTATGAGCGTAAAAGAAATTAATGATTATTTGTAGGAGGTATAAGTGAGTATTAATATTCGTCTTGAAATACGTGAATTCATAAATTCGGGTGACGTTCTTAAAATACCTGATAGGTGTGGAGGCGTATATTTACTTTACACCAAAGATATGGAGTTGCTTTATGTTGGAAGGTCAGTAAATTTAAAAAGTCGACTTTATAGCCATGTCAAAGGAAAAACGCACACAAAAGATTTTTTTACATTGATAGCAAAAATAGGGATTATTAAAGAACAAAGTATCCCCGATCAAGAAATATATGAAGCCTACGCTATTAAAACATTAAATCCTATTTTCAACAAAGCGAAAGTAGGAGGAACTACGGCTAAATTTAAAACTAAGGATGAAATAGTGTCTTCAGTTGAAGAGGTAGGGAAGCTTGTTGAAATAATTAAGCGGAAAATAATAAGCAACAATGACTCGCTAAATGTTCATACAGTGAAAGAGCATGTTGCCAATATGGGGTATGATGTTAGTTTATTTAAAGAAGGATCATTCTTACAGAAGTTAAAAAATGATGGGGTAATATTGATTAGGGATACTTTATATGTGGAAGACAGGCTTTTTAGTTACTTGTCAGGATTAATTCATTATAAATTATTGAGGTCGGAAACTGGTAAAGTTCGCAAATCCGAAGCAATAAACAACAAATTTTCTACCAGTATTTATAAAGAGAGAAAATTTCTTAAATTTCTATCTCAAAAAGGAATTTCCGTAGGAGCAACAAGTGTTATGTGGAACAACATTAACCCAAAGGAAATGGCAGAAATTACGTATAACATTTTTAAAGCATATGGTTGCAAATCATTTGATGTACGCGAACTTGAAAAAGTGGTAATTTCAAAAAATAAACTACCTATAAAGCTGTCTAATTATACGTATAGAAGGGAGCTATTGAGTAAAGGATTAGGCGTTTTCGAACATAAAGTATCTGCAATATCTGTATGATTGAGCGAAATAGGCAATCGTTCAACGGAATCAAGCGACTGTGTGGCAACAGTCTTTTAACGAAATACAACGGAGGTGAGCGTTATTACTCACAGTAAAAATTGCATACTGCGCGATCCGTGCAAACAAGCGGACTCGACCGCATGTAACCACCTATGTCCGAGCTACATAAGTATGCACGGAATAAGCGGTACTGGAGGCCGCCACGGCTCCGCAAATATACCAAAAGATTATGCGTTTGTAACGGCTTTAAATAGTCCTGTACGAGATTCTCAGGCGGATGTATATAAGAGTATTGACGCATATGTAAAGACGTTTATACGCCAATTTGAAGCGTCTGGAGAGCGTATAAAGTCGTTATATCTCTACAGCCAGAACAGCGGAACGGGTAAGACGACAACGGCTATCGGATGCCTCAATTCGTATCTTATTACGCATTATATAGGCAGCCTACAGCGTGGTATAAAACAGCTAGATCGACCGGTATTCTTCCTAGAAGTAGCGGAATTTCAAAATTTGTATAACGCATTTAACCGTAACAAAGTGCCGGAGGAAATCGCTGAACTTGCTGCAGAGAAATATTACCGCTGGATGAAATGTGCGCAAGAAACTCCGTTTGTTGTTCTAGACGACGTAGGAACTCGTTCTAGCACGGAGGGATTTCGCGGAGACTTGCACAGTATTATAAACGCCAGGGTTACGAACCAATTACCGACGGTATATACCAGCAACGTACCTATATCGGAGTTGCCTAATATATTCGGTGAGCAACGTTTAGCGGATAGGGTTCGTGATATGACTATAACTCTCCTATTCAATGGAGAGTCAAAAAGAGGGAGGCGCTAAATGAACGAATTTGAACCAATGCAAAAACGATTCAGTTTCGGTGATCTAGTCCGCATTGAGGATGAGCCGGACAAGATTTACCGCATTGTTGGCTATCAGGTTACGGTATATTTCGAGCCGAATAAAACAGAGCGCGACCTTATGTATGATTTAGCGGATCCATTTACCGGAGACATGGTAATGCCTGCCGTTGACGAAGAACTAGAGTTGGTGGTATCGGCAGACAATGCGGATGAATTTATCTCGAATAGGCAACGAGATAACCAGCCGAAGTCTAGCGACATCTACTTGGCGATTGATCTTAATAGCAAGGCAGACCGTGAGCTTGTCGATATGATTCTTGACAAGTACAACGATTACATGTCGGCAGCTACGGACTTGAAGAATGTTGCGCCTGGTCCTGCAGTTAGAAAATGGCGTAAAGATGCGAAAGAGTGCTTATCTGAATTGCGCGAGTTAATGGGCGGTGATTGCGAATGAGTTATGCGGAGTCGCTCATCTCCAAAATTATCGATGCTAACGATTCTGACGTACTAAAACGGTTTGACATACGAGAAGAACACTTCGAGACGGATCCAGAGCGTAAAGCTTTACGATTCATAAAAGAATATTCGGAGCAGAATCGCGGAGAGTGTCCGTCATACGCAACGTTGGCAGAAGAAATCGAAGGGTTTACTTATATACCGCAAGTTTCGGATAGTTACGAATACCTAGCAAAACGGTTAAAAGAGTCAGCAGCCAAGCGGATGATGCATGATTTTTTAACATCTCCGGAGTTTGGCGAGAAGTTCAGCGAGAACACTCCCGAAGAATTTTACAAGTACTTGATTCAAAATGGCGAACAGATTATAATCAAAACACAAACAGATGTTCGTATAGGAACAGACATAAAAGCGAACACGAACGACTTCTTAGAAGAATACAAACGTAGAAAAGAAGGCAAGTCGTTTAAAATATGGCCGAGCAAGTTTCCCACAATAAATAACGAAGTCGGTGGCGGGTACTTCTCCGGAAACACTTACGCTTGGTTCGGAAGGTCTGGTCGCGGTAAGTCCGTATTCGCAATGGAAGAGGCGATCGAATCAGCGATGAATGGTGCTAACGTATTAGTATGGGCGTTGGAAATGAGCAAATTCGAATGGATGGCGAGGGCGTATAGTAGCATATCCGCAAGAGAAGGAATCTTGACTGCCAACATTGACGGCATGGATTACGAAGCAGGATTCGAAAACCGCCAGCTATTACGAGGAGGACTTTCGGAGGACTTCGAGAAGGGCTTTGAGACGTTCCTAAGTACGCTACAAAGCGTCATTCCTGGCACCCTTATTATACGTGCGGTAGACGATGAAAACTTCGTTAGAAGGGATTTACGGCAGTTAGAGAGCGATATAATCCAAACGAAGGCGGATGTGGTTGTCGTTGATCCGATATATTATCTCGAACAAGAGCGTAATGATAGCCGTGTAGCTGGCGGTGACATTGCGGCCACATCGAAGAAGCTCCGCCATATTTCCGGGAGGACTTCGACAGTGATTCACGTTATCACACAGGCGGAAGAAACGAAGGCGGATCGTGATGAAGACGGTAATCGTGAGTTAAAGGCGCCAGTACGTGCGGAGTTGAAAAAATCGAAGGCTATACTTGAAGACGCAGCGCTCTGTCTAGGAATTGATTCGAAGGACGGACGCGGAGTGATTGAGTTATCCAAAGGTCGACAAGGAGGAGAAGGAGCCGTTGCGGAGGTTCTATACTTGCCGAATTACGGTATTGTCCGAGAGATGGAAACAGGCGAAGTTGCAGCCAGCCAATTCAGTTCTATATTTTAGTTTAGTGGATTTTGTCGAATGAAATTAATATCTTAATACGATATAAGCGAAAATCTTGTCGAACATTGTGCATTTACATTACCAAAATATCGTTGTAAAATTTGAAACCACAGGAGGAATATGCTAGGTGATTAACATTAACGGTCGCCAAGTTCCTGTAGATATACGCCGAGAACTCGAAGAATTTACGTGGCATAGAGCGAGATGGTCAGCAGAAAAGTTGGTTGCGGCCAGTCCGTTCCGCTATGATAGGTCACCATCCTTCTTCGTCAATCTCGAAGGAGAGTATTCTGGCGCATGGGGCGATTCCGGAGCAAGCGACGATAATTGGAAAAGCGGAGGATTTGTAAAACTTTTGTCATTCCTTCGCAATGAAACGGTGTCAGAAACTTGTGACTATCTTCTCATGCGATATGATTGTCGACAGATGTATGATTATGATAAAATAAAAATTAATTTGTCGGATAATTATGTAAACAAACGTTTGAATCCGCTAGATAAAAGTATCTTAACGCAATACCTTTTTCGGCATCCGTACTTAGAAAAACGTGGTATATCTTACGACGTTGCTTATAGGAAAATGGGATGTGGATATTGCCGAACTAGTAAGGCGGTAACAATTCCGTGGTTCTTGCCGAATGGTCAGCTTGCGAATATTAAATTTCGCAAGACTGGCGAGAAAACCTTCTGGTATCAACGTGGCGGAATGCCATTACGTCGGTTGGTTTATGGCATAGACGTCATATACCGTAATCAGATTCGGGAGGCAACACTTGTCGAATCAGAAACCGATGCAATGTTTTTGATGAGTGCTGGATTAGATGCAATAGCTACTGGAGGAAGCGTACTTACCGAAGAGAAGGCCGAAGTAATCAAGCGATCACCAATTGAACGGCTTTATATAGCAACGGATAATGATGCGGCGGGCATGCTGTTGCAGCAGCAGATTATCAAGTTATTATCCGGAAGTGTCGAATTATTTATTGTGAGATTTCCTGACAAATATAAAGACGTGAATGATATTGGGGATTATGCGGAGGTTAGACGGTTTGTATCGGAGGCCGAACGTGTAAAAACATGCATGCCAAAGCTGATAATGAAGCGAGGTAGCGTACAATAAGGGCGCGAGTAGACGTTAATCTACTCTCTTGCCTGCTACTTGTACTGAATCCAGTCGTATAAATCTTCTATTCTAGTTGGCACAACCTCCGATAGGGCGATTGAGAGTATATACGCTGTCCGTAATGACATGACTCTTCTATTCGTTGAATAATCACTTATCTGTTGGCGAGTGATGCCGGTTCGATCCGCTAGTTCCTGTTGTGTCATTCCAGCGAGTTTTAGTCGCTCGCGTAGCAGGCAGTTACCGACTTCGAACGTCATTGAAACACCGCCAATTGGTACGTATTTCCTATATTGTACCAAAGGCTAAAAACATAATAAAGACGCTGATTAGCGTCAAATTAATGGTTGTCTAAATCATGCAAAAGTAGTAAAATAGTATTATACAGTGATTACCAAAAATGGTTATCAAAAAACTTTTAAAAAACTTCGGACTAGTTTTTTGACGACATGGAAAATCTTACGTATATATCAGTGTAAGGGTAAAAATTGAATAGAGGAGCTGATGCGGTTGTTGAAATTAGACAGAAATCGTATTGAGGAATTAGCGAGGAGTTACCAGCTAGGAGACGCATCAGTTAAAGACGACATACTCCGCGAGATGGTGATGATCTACCAAGATGTCATCCAAAAAAGAGCCGATCGTGCTTCCAGAGAAAGCGGAGGAATTGACCCGTGGTTATTCGAATCAGCTCTCATGGAAAAAGTGTGGAAGGCGCTTGAAAAGTGGAGTTGTGAAGGTCGAGCGACGTTCTATACATACTTAAGAAGATCACAAGAGCTGGCCATCATCGATGTGATACGATCGCAACGGAAAGAGATTAACGACCATCGAAATGAAGTTCATGCAGAAGATATCTCGGAAGAGAATTTCGCAAGTGAGATGGATTTAGATAGCGAACTCATAAGAAAAGACCAGCGGCAACTGGTCAGTGATTTGGTGAGAGGTTCCGGCAAGAACGCTCCCAAGATCGAACCGATTGTAAATGTGTTTTTAAACGGCGATGTTACATCTCTTCAAGACGTTGGCGACGTTCTTGGAGAGTCTAAGCAAACGATTCATAACCGACTAAAGTTATTACGAAAGGTGCCTGGCAAGCACTTAGATAATATTAGCGATTATTGCGTTGCTTAGCTATAGGTTAACGGTGTATGGCGCTTAGGCATTGCGTCGTACACCGGACCTAATAATATTATACCACGGTTTCGTGGTTACTATACTAAACGGTAAAAATTACTAATGAGGTAGTTTTATTTAGGTGTGTTTACAATGTACTACATCTATTACACTTCTTACTTTAGTATAAAATTGTTTACATTGTCAACAGATAATCACACAATTTACCAGAATTTAACCTATATTTTATTCGACAATTACTGAGTTGTTAACTGAAGTATCTTACGTTGGTACAGCGATATAAACAAATGTTATATCGCATTACGAACGCTAGATAATTTAACTTATGAACATCACGTTCATGCGTTCGCATTAACTTATACGGAGGGATTGCATGAGTTATAAAAAAGGCGCAGCGGCACTTGGAGCATTAACGCAACAAAACGGAGGAGGAAACAAATCCGAAATCACTTCGTTCAAATCCGGAACTACATTAAAGGTTCGCGTAAAAGGTACGGAAGACTTGTTGCAGTATTACAACTACGGAGTTTACAAGAAAGTTAATTCGTTTGTTCCGAAGAATCCAGCGACTCGAAACGAAAAAGGATTTATTATCGGAAATCCTACGCCTTGGGATCAAGCAAGCCAATATTACTTTGATCTAGCGAAAAAGACTTCTAATGATACCGAATCTGAGAAGTTAAAAGTAGAAGGCCGCAAGTACAAAGCGTCCGAAAAGTTCTTAATGGGCTTCTACGATTTGGAGCAAGGCAAAGACATCGTAGTTGATTTGACGAAAGCGCAGGCGCTTGCTGTTTACGAGATCATCCTTGAGTATTCAGAAGTCGACGAAGATGGAAAGCCAATACCGGACGGAGATCACTTGTTTAAAACTATGGCGTTCAAATTAAGTAAAAAGGGCGAATCAACCGGCACTACAGTTTCTCTAACACCTATTATAAGTGTTGAAAAAGGGTTGTCGGAAAGCGAGAGGGAAAACTTCAAAAAGTCCGCTGACCAACAATTTAACCAAGAGTTATTCGACGGAGTACTTTACGAAGCAGATGAGAAGCAACAAATCGAAAACCTTGTAGCTGCTGGATTCGATATTACGCTTATCGGATTAAAAATAGGCGGACCATCACAAGATGACGACGAAGTAACTCCGATCGAAGACGCAGACCCAACGCATAACTTCTAAAGGCGGTGAGATATGGCGAGAGAGCGCAAACTGACCATCGCTGTAAACGTAAATAATGACGATGATCTTCCTAAAACCAGCGTCAATATATCAGAGTTTATCAACGTACTGGAAGATAATCACGGTGAATTTGATCTCGATATACAAGTCGGAGTAGTAGAGACATCGCAGGATGGTAACGAAAAAGTCATGGGATTTTTAGCGGAGTATGAGCCAGAGCAGAGCGTAGACGAAGATGAGTATGAGGACGATAGTGAGGAGGATTACGAAGAGGATGATTTCAACGACACTTCACGCAAACGCAGCAATAGTCGAAGAACTAGAGGAACAACGCAAGGAGCTACGCCGTCAGCAAGAAAACATCGAGAACATGATCGCAGAGATTAGCGCTCGTATCGATAAACTTGGAGGCGAAGAGTATTGGCGGAAAATTCTCGGTTAAATTTCACAGTGTACGACTCTCGTACTAAAGAAAGTTTTCCGGTATATGGGCTACAGTGGAATGAATCGCGAGAACTCGTTAACTTTCAGACGGAAGACGATCTGAGTGGTAATGTTGGCGGTGGATCATGGCGAGAGTTTACCAAGCACCATCGGATACAAATCGGAGTATAGGAGGTGGCGCATATTGGCGTTAAGCTAAAACTTAACTTGCGGACACCTGATGATGGCGAATCAAAGCAGCGAGTGGCGGAAGCTGTGAAGGCCAAGAAAGCGGCTAATGAAACGATAGAGGAAGCTTGGCAGCGGATTCTAGCAATGAAAAACGGTGAATCGGATAGGCAGCGATTGATCGAAGTAAAGAACGCAATGGAAAGCGGGGCGCTTGGCAGGCATCCCGCCGACGTTGCAAAGAGGTTTAGTAAGGCCGAAGCAATGCGACTATGGTCGCATCTTCAGGAACATAGTAAAGCGGATAAGTTGCGGGAGTTGGTCGAGAAGACTCCGGAAAATTACAGATTAATTACTGATAAAGATGCGCTAGATCATGTTATCCGAAAGATTAAAGCAGATCCTGGTAAGTTAATCGCAGTCGATACGGAAACTACAGGATTGGATGTTTACTCCGACATTATTGTTGGAATATCTCTGTCAGTACCTTGTTATGATTTGCATGTTTATATTCCAGTAGGACATGACGATTGCGAACAGTTAGAACGTGATTATGTGCTTGAAAAACTTCGTCCGATACTGGAAGACGAATCGATAGGAAAAGTTCTTCATAACTCTAAGTACGATATTCACATGTTTTTGCGACACGGGATACGCCTTCGTGGATTAGCTTGGGACACAGTGGTAGCGATGCACCTGCTAAACGAAAATGAAGAATCTTTCGCGCTAAAGAATCTGGCTACAAAATATCTAAACGAGCCTAGCGACACGTATAGTGCATTGTTCGGTCGAGCGCAATTTAATACGATCCCTCTTGATGTAGCTCTTGTGTACGCGGCAAAAGATACGGACCTTACTTGGCGACTATACCAATTCCAATTAAGTCACTTGAAAAATCTACCGAAGATACTGGACTTGTACGAAAAAGTAGAGAATCCTCTGATTGATGTTGTAGTGGACATGGAGCGTACTGGGTTCATTATCGATACCGATTACGCAACTACAGTTGGTGAAAAACTTAGCACAGATATAGCGGAACTAGATGCGAATCTCAAAATTTACTTCGGAGATGTAAATCTAAATAGTCCGGTACAACTTAAACCAGCAATCGAAAGTCTGATTGGTAAAAAGATCGATTCAACGGATGCAAAAAAGGTTCTTAAACCGTTGGCTACAGATTACGAAGAAATCGAAACGCTACTAAAGTATAAGGAACTCGTAAAGCTTTACGGGACATACATTGACGCACTCCCGCAACAGGTTAAATCGGACGGACGTATTCATGGGTCATTCAATCAAGCAGCAACCGTAACAGGGCGATTTGCTTCCCGTGAACCAAATTTACAAAATCAACCTAAATATGCACGAAAATTATTTGTGGCACCTCCTGGAATGGTTATTCTTAGCGGAGACTTTAGTCAACAAGAGCCGCGGCTACTGGCGCACTTTAGCGGTGAGGAAATACTGATCGAAAGCTATCGAGCTGGAAAAGATTTATATACGTCCGCCGCAGCAGAACTATTCGGATTACCGGAAAGTGAATGTGGTGACGGAAGTAAATACCGTAAGATGCTTAAGATTGGTATCCTGGCTGTAATGTACGGTACTGGTCCGAAAACACTCGCCGGACAGCTCGGAATTAGCGAAAAGGAAGCATCTGAGTTTATCGAGCAATTCTATGACAAGTACCCAAAGGTTAAGTCATGGATTGACAGTAACGAGGCGTTTGCTAAGAAGTACGGATTCGTTGAGATGTTAATGGGGCGTAAACGAAGATTACCTGGAGTTAAATCGAAAGATAGATCCGAACAGTTCCGTGCTTTACGTCAGGCGACAAATGCGATTATTCAAGGTAGCGCTGCGATACAAACGAAACTAACCATGATTGACCTAGATAAGTTGTGCAAACGCAAAGGTTGGAATTTGGCATTCACCATACACGACGAATGCGCCGCATATGTCCCAGAGTCTATAACAATTGATGAAGTAAAAGAGTTCGAATCCGTCATGTTAAATACCGTAAAGTTAGCAGTCCCTAATAAATCTGATATTGAACTCTCACGCAGGTGGGGTGAAGGGTTGTCAGTTAATCAGTGGTTTAATGGGAGGTCGTAATATTTGACAAGATTCTGGACAGAGCAAGAGCATGACTTTTTGCGAAAGTTTTATCCCGATCATGGTGCTGATTTTTGTGCAAGGAAACTAGGCAGAACTGTATCGGCAGTTAAAACACAAACTGTGAAACTCGGTCTTCGTAGGATAAACGTTAAATATTCAGATTGGGAGATTGAAGTAATAAAAACTTACTTTCCTGATTGGGGAGTTGCTAAATGTGCTGAGTTACTCCCAAATAGAGCGGAGGCATCTATAGCGAAAAAGGCACAAGACTTAGGAATAAAATGCGCCCTGATAAAACAGCGTCAAAATTTAGGATTACGATCTCACGATATGCCGAAAGGATTTTATGTGTCTGAGGGCTATTACGTGTACACACCGTCAGGTAAAACAGAGGACAGAGTTTACCATCATAGATACGTTATGGAGCAGCATCTAGGAAGAGAATTACGTAGTGATGAGATTGTTCATCATAAAGACGGAGATAAGCTCAATAATGACATATCTAACTTAGAAATAATGACAAGAGCGGAACATGCACGGCACCACCACGGTGATAGACAGTAAAACTAGGAGGCGATCTTATGAAAAAGCGAATCATAATCGTCACACTAACATTAGCACTCTTGACATGGCTATTTTCGGAGTTACAAACGGAATGGCAACACATGAATACGCAGATTCACGATTTACAGACGGAAGTTGTCCGATTGAAATCCGGTTTACAAACTGTCCGTGAGCATAACGTTATCCAAGATAAGTTAATCGAAGAAGCGGTTATGGCGGTGCATAAAACGGTGCCAGTCGTTCAGCAAGTGGTACCTGTTAAACAGCCAGAAGTTAATCTTCCTACGGTGCCGATTCCGTTCTACATTAGTGCATTTGAAACGTTAAAACAATTCATACTCAGATAGGAGTGACCGAATGGTTATTGAAGTAAATAGCGCCGCATTGGCTCAGATTATTGAAGAAAACTCGCTTGTAATTGTTGATTTCTACGGTAAAAAATGCGCTCCGTGCGCAATTTTATTGCCGATGTACGAAGGGATTTCCGAAGAAGTTAGCGGTGCTGTATTTACGAAGGTGTGCGTAGATGATGAGCCGGAATTGGCTGCTAAGTATACCGTGATGAGTGTACCTACAGTAATTGCGCTTCGTGAAGGCGAAGTTGTCGCTAGTGGTACTGGTATCCAGAAAGTAATGCCGATATTCGATAAGCTAAAGGAGGCGTTATTATAGGAATCGTTAGCAGATCCGGAGCAGAGTCGTTAAGACAACAGATAGCGGAGTCGAATTTGTACGATCGTGGCCGTCAGATTGAGCAAGAATTTATTGAACAAATGGACGCCTACTATTCGTCACCATCTTCTAGCTTTCACGATAACCGATTGGCGCGGTCATTCTACGAGCAGAAGTTGCGGTACTTAACTTATCGACCATATCCAAATGACGGACTCGTGACGTTTGGCGCGTCCGGTACCGATAAGTGTGATCTGGAAGTATTCTTCCGTAATCAAAACGTAAAACATCCGAAATCTGACGACTTGGCGTTCAGAGGACGTCAGCGGCGGATAGGCAGCGCCGTAATCGACTTCCTACAGTTAGATATGATTCACATGCCGAAGGTACTCGGAGAGAATGCAAAATTTACAATACCTCAGTTTGATAACGGAGATTATGCGTTTGAAGATGCATCACAGACGCGGGAAGTATTCGAGTATAACGGAGTTAAATTTGCTATCACTGCGAAACCAGACGGAATTATGAATTACGACGGTAGCGAGTTGATATTCGAATATAAGACTAAGGCGACAGGCATCCGCTCCATGAACGGAAAGCTAGACTTCAAAGGTCCGGATAGTGGTCACATTAGGCAAGTGACTGCGGAATCGCTAGTCTTCGGTATTCGCGAAGGAATAATCTTATATGAGTCAACGCATAAGCCATCATGGTTCTCTGACGAAGATAACTCGAATGTAACGAAAGGCCAAAAGACTTGGATTGACGGAAATCCTATGTCAGACATTCGACCATTCTACTTCAACATTACGGACGAGATGCAAGAGTCGTTACTGGCGGATCTAGCAAAACAAGCTAAGCTAGTTTACGACAAGGAAAAGCCGAAGGTAACGGTTGAGTGCGTACAAAAGTGTGGTTTCTGTAACTATTTCGGCGGACACTGCCAGCTTTCATTATCTGCGGAAAACTTGGCGGAATTACAAGAGATTGAACGGAAGTACGCAAATAGCCGACTGGCGGGAAAAGTAGAACACCGAAACCTCGTTAAGTATTTGGAGGCGATCGGTTGAAAATCTTAGGTTTGGATTTATCAATATCTTCGCCTGGATTCGCTGTAATTGAAGTAAAAGACAGGAAAGCACATTTAATCGAAACGGCATACGTCAAAACGGAATCAGAAGAGGATCGTGTTAACCGCTACAAAACGATTGAATCATTCGCCTTCCTCTTCCTCCGCCAGCATTTGAAAAAGGGACGATTCGATACAATCGTTCGTGAGACTTGGCCTCCGTCGAGGAATTACGAAAACAATGACAAGATTCACGGAGCATGGTCGGCAGTTGATCGAGCGCTTCACATATTTCGATTATCGGTGAACGTTAACATGTCGCCGACAACGATAAAGAAGCTAGTTACAGGTAGCGGTTCAGCAACGAAGGAACAGGTGGCGGATGCAGTACGGAAATGGCTCCGCCTGCCTGCCGACTTTAAATTTAAGACTAACGATGAGTCAGATGCGGCGTCCATCGCTCTGGCGTACTTAATCCGAGAAAAGTTAATAGACGAGGTGAGATGAGATTGGCGACAGCAAAGCAACAAATAGGAATGACGGCGGAACTTGCGGTTATGTCCGAATATTCCAAGCTTGGTTATACGATTTTATCGCCAGTAAGCACAGCAGAGCGCTACGACTTTGTAGCTGAGAAGGACGGAAAGTTTGTCCGCGTCCAAGTCAAGCAAGGTTATCGCGAGCAGGAAGACCGATTCTTGACCTCGCGAGTTACGAACCCGTATTTGAAAGATGAGATAGACGTTCTGGCCATTAAGGATCCGGCAAGCAACGATATTTACTATGTTAACGCTGAAGACATCGAAGGTTCTACGAATGTGAAGATTCGCTTGGAACCACTGAAAGTAAATCTCCGTCAGCAGATGAGCTTTAATGCTGCGGAATGTTTGGAGCCGATAGCATGAGTATAAACAAGATTATTCTCAAAGAGCAGGAACGAACTTATTTAGCCATTGAGCGAACGATAAACCGCTTGGAGCGAGAGTTAGAATCTGAGCGACAAGAGTTAGAACGGTATGCTAACGCAATTTTAGCGACAAGAGCGCTCATAAAACAGGAGGAATCGAATGACGACAATCATTAAGCGTAACGGAGTAGAAACATCGCTTAATCTTGATAAATTAAGAAAAGTTACGGAGTTTGC